AGTATTGTCGGATATTCTTGGCAATAAATTTTTAATCAAATTAATTTGTTCTTTAATTTTAACGATAATAGTATTAATCTCATCAATTAATTTTTTAATATTCTCTCTATTGGATTTGATTGCATCACCTAATCTTTTTAACGCAATAGTTATATTTGGCGTTGGTCCTTCTGTGGGTCTTGGTCCTGGTCCAAAGGGTGTTCCAAATTGTGGTTGAATGGGTCCTCCAACAGGTCTTCCTATGGTTACTGGTAATGGTCGTTGTGGTTTTGGTGGTGGAAATGGGCCAAATGGATTCATATTAATTATATATTACATAAATATTATTTTTGTTTTCAAGCAGAAGTAACCTTGTTTATACTTCTGGTTTTGGTTCAACTATATTGTCCAATGATTTCTTAATTTTCTGAATTTCTTGCAAAATTCCGCCTTGTTCTTTGATAATGTTTTTCAATTCTTCCTCTGTCAAATGGGTATTTCTTTTCAATTCTTCCGTATGTTTATAAATGTCTTCTATTGCTTTTAATTCTTCCTCCTTTTTCTTAACTATGTATTTGTAATAGATCATATAATCATTTCGCACATTTCCCAAATATTCATTTTGTTTCATGGCTTCACTCAGTGCTCTTTTCTTCTCTAAAAGCAGTCTCCTTTTTCTCTCTATTTGTTTTTCTATATTCTCCATACAAATATCTCTCTCTGCCAAGCTGGATGGCAATTCATACACAGCCAAATCCAATATATCTGTATCTTCCATTTGAATACTGGTGATATTTTTTTTGCCCCTTTTATAAAAATTATTCAAATACTTATTATATATTTTTTTGAAATTATATAAAATCTATCTATTATATTATTTAGGAATGTCTAAGAACACAATTGAACCTTTACTTACCCCTGACGATAATCGCTTTGTCATGTTCCCCATTCAACATCAAGATGTGTTTGATATGTATAAGAAACAAATTGATTGTTTTTGGAGGGCCGAAGAAATTGATTTGTCCAAAGATATGAACCATTGGGACACCTTGCATGAAGACGAGAAATTTTTCATTTCCATGATTTTGGCGTTTTTTGCTGCGAGTGATGGCATCGTTTTGGAAAATCTGGCAGTGCGTTTTATGAATGATGTGCAAGTATCTGAAGCCAGAGCTTTTTATGCTTTCCAGATTGCCATGGAAACCATTCATTCACAGGTATATAGTGTATTGATTGAAACATATATTAAAAACGGAGATGAAAAAAACAAGCTCTTTCATGCGATCGACAATTATCCTTGCATCAAGAAAAAAGCAGATTGGTGTAAACGTTGGATTCATGACAATCGCAGTTCGTTTGCGACACGATTGATTGCCTTTGCTTGTGTCGAGGGAATCTTTTTCTCGGGTGCCTTTTGCTCTATTTTCTGGTTGAAAAAGCGGGGATTGATGCCAGGACTCACATTTTCCAATGAATTGATCTCTCGAGATGAAGCATTGCATTGTGAATTTGCCATTTTGTTGTATTCTAAATTGCAAAAGAAAGCCGCCAAAGCCCGCGTTTATGAAATCATCAAAGAGGCCGTAGAAATTGAAAAAGAATTTATTTGTGATGCGTTGCCATGTCGTCTCATTGGAATGAACGCCGATTTAATGTCGCAATATATTGAATTTGTGGCCGATCGTTTGGTAGTGCAACTGGGTTATGATAAGATTTATAATACGGCGAACCCACTGGATTGGATGCAGTTGATCTCAATCGAATCAAAAACAAATTTTTTCGAGAAAAAAGTATCAGAATATGCCCTCGCCGATAAGAGTAAAACAGAGGATATATTCGAATTCAATGCCGATTTTTAAAATAAATTGTTCTAAAAACAATATAAAGATAAGATATTATAAGATGTTATAAGACAATGCCCAAAATTGCATCCGACTATTCGAAAACAATCATCTATAAATTATGCTGTAATGATCCAAATGTTGAAGAAATGTATATAGGTCATACAACGCATTTTATCAATAGAAAAAATCATCATAAATCATGTTGTAATAATGAAAATGATAAAAATTACAATCGATATGTATATGCTTTTATTAGAAATCACGGAGGTTTTGAAAATTGGAATATGATTCAAATTGAACAATTTCCTTGTAATAATAAAAGGGAAGCAGAAGCAAAAGAAAGGGAATGGATTGAAAAATTAAAACCATCATTAAATACGAATAATCCTTATGCCATGTGTGTAGAAAATCCTGTTCAATACAAAAAAGAATGGTATGAAGAACACAAAGATGAAATTTTGGAAAAAAGCAAAGAAAATTATGAAGAAAACAAAGAATCAAAATTAGAATATCAAAAACAATATACCCAGCAGAATAAAGAAAAAATTAGTGAATATAAAAAAATATACAATGAAAAAAATCATGAAAAAATAAAAGAACAAAAAAAAGAATATAGACAAGCAAACAAAGAATATTATTCAAATTATTTCAAAGAATATCGTGAAAAAAACAAAGTGATACTAAGTGAAAAAAAGAAAGAATATATTGAGAAAAATAACGAAGCTATCAAAGAAAAAAAGAAAGAATGGTATCAACAACGTGCTAAAAAAGAGAAAGAAGAAAAAGAAAAAAGAAAACAGGAACAAGAAATGAAACAACAAGAAGAAACAGAAGAAGAGAAAATAGAAAAAGAAAAACAATTGCAACTCAAAAAACAAGAACAAGAATTGTATAAAAAACAAAAGAGAAAAGAGTGGAATGAAAAAAACAAGGAAAAACTCAAAGAACAAAAAAAAATGTATTATGACTCACACAGAGAACAAATTTTATTACAATCCAAAGAATATCTAGAGAAAAACAAAGAAAAAATAAATGAAAAACAAAAAAAATATTATGAAAAAAACAAAGATAAATTATTAGAAAAGATTACTTGCCCATGTGGTTCAATCATAAGTAAATCATGTATGCATGAACATAATAAAACCATAAAACATATTGAATTCATGAAAAAGAATACGGAAATAGAAACAAATCAATCTATAGAAAATGCCGATTTTTAGAGCTTTAAAAATTGATTTAACCTCTAATCTACTGAAGTGGTTAGATCTAACCACACATTATATTACAAGAAGACATATCCTCACGAAAAAAGCTATCGTATTTTTCTGAATAAAATTCACTATTTTTCAATCAGTGGATTAGAGGTTAAAAACAATATAAAAACAATATAAAATTTTTATTATATAAACAAATAACTAAAGTATGGAAGATAATATTATACGCAAATATCCAACAATAAAAGATGAAAGATTATATAAAGATAGATATACTAAAGAAGATTTTGAAAAATATAAAGAAATCACAAAATCAATTGAAAATTATGAAAAATGGAAGATAGGAATAAACTATAAAACTAATAGAAAAATAAAAATTGGAGAGAAAAAACATATTCAATTTGGGTATGAAAACTTTTACATTAAACACGGAACATTATATAATGATTATTCATATATACTATTTACTAAACTGGATGGTATAAATATTGACTCATATATTAAACATACTGAAAAACTTAAAGAGGAAATACTTTCATATAATGAGGAAATACTTTCACATAATGTAAAAATAAATGAGCTTATATGTAAAATAAATAAACTTGAAAAATGGAATGATTTTATAGAATTTGAAGGACTAAAATATGGTATTCAAAAAATATACAATAATATTCATCGTGAGAATGATTGTAATGGAAATATAAATGAAACCAAAGTATGTGTTGGAGAATGTAGAGAATGTAGAGGCAGTACATCATTTACAGAACCTTGTAGATGTGTATACAAAACAAATATAGAATGTGTAAAGTGTGGGTATAAAGAATAAATTATTCGGTATGTTTCTTTGTTTCACAATGCCGTGTAAATAATATTTCTGCATATGTTCCAAAATCACATTATCTTATAATAATATTTAAATTCTTTTTTATCTCGTCATTATATATCAAAAAGTATCATACATGAAATTTTCAAAAAAAATCATTTATTTTTCTATTTTCGTCCTTTTCTCTCTATTGATCTTTGGTTTGTTTTATTCGTATCAATATGCAATGGATTCTCCTTATAGAATATCAGCAGAAGAAGCAAAAAATCGCATCAAAAACAACAAAATAGACTTGATATTGGATGTTCGCACTAATTTAGAGAGAGAAACACTCGGTTTTTATCCTGGATCCGTTCATATTCAAAGTGCTGATTTAGAAAAAAGAATGCCTCTTGAGTTTCCCGATAAAAAAATACATATATTAGCCTATTGCAATACTGGACAACGAGCACGCATGGCTGTGGAAAAATTACACGCACTAGGATATACAAATGCTCTTTATATTGCTACCACGTATACTTCTATTTTATAGGAAATCTGATTTTAGACTCGCACACTTTACGAAAATATCCATTTTATACATAATTTATATTTAAAGACACATTATATAAATAATGTATGAATTGTATTTTTGTTTGTGTATTTAATCAAGAACAATATGTAGATATGTTTTATCTTTTATTGGAAAGTATACAAATTTATAGAAATCTAGATGATAATACAAATTTATTAGTTTATACTTCTACACCATTTATGAATCGAATAAAACAGAGTCATTTGTTTAATAAAGACAACATAAAGTTTGAGATAAATGATACATATACTAATATTGAGAAAGCATGTAAAGCCAGATTGGATATATTCAATTTATCATCCATAACAAATTATAATAAAATACTTTATTTAGATACTGATATTTTAGTAAAAGATGATATCAATAAAGTATTTGATGTTTGTAAAGAAGATATTTTATATACATTAGAAGAAGGTAATATTGATCATGATTTTTGGGGAAAAACACTATTTGGAAATGAAATTAACAATTATAATGATAAAATAGCATTTACAAGTGGAATATTATTGTTTAATAATTGTGAAAAAATAAAAGATTTATTTAATAAAATAAATGAAGATATTGTTAAAAGACCTTATTATTTTGATTGTCATGACCAACCTTATATAGTATATAATGCTTTCAAATATAATTTGTATAATAATAAGACTTTAAAATCACTTGTTGTGAATAACGATAATAACATTCATAGTGATAAAGTCATACATCATTTTCCAGGAGGACCAGGTGTTTATCAACACAAAATAGATGCTATGACTATTTTTTTGAATAATATTAAAGATTATTATAAATTATTTATAGAACAAATATTATCAAATGGTTTTACATTGGTATCTAAGGAAAGATTAACAAATCTTTATAATCAATGTTCAAAATTCAAAAATACAAACTATTCTTTTGTAGAGTGTGGAGTAGCAAAAGGAGGTTCATTAGCAATGATGAAATTTTCCTGTGGAAAAAATAATAAAGTTTTTGGTTTGGATAGTTTTGAAGGAATGCCTCCTATAACAAATGAAGATATTGGTGATTATAATAAGTCTTGTCCTTTGACTAATTTTGGTAAAGTAGGAGATAATTTATCAGGTGGTATTGATAATGTATATAATACTTTTAATAAATTAAGTTTAAATATGGATAATGTTATTTTAATAAAAGGATTTTTTCAAGATACATTACAAATCCAAGAAAATATAGATAATATTGGAGATATTGCTATTCTTAGATTAGATGGAGATTGGTATGAATCTACTAAAATTTGTTTAGAAAAGTTGTATGATAATGTAATTGATGGTGGTATAATAATTATTGATGATTATGGTCATTTTATTGGAGCGAAAAAAGCAACAGATGAGTTTAGAATAAAACATAAAATTTTAACACCATTAATCCAAACAGATTATACAGAATATTATTGGGTAAAAAACTCAAATATAGAAAATATATTTACTTTAAATATTGATGATGATATATGGACCTGTTCTGACAAAATGAGATATGATATTTATGATTTTTTCAAAGATAAATCACATTTTAAAATAGCAGAAATTGGTTCTCATAAAGGATACTCTACAAAAGTTCTATCAAACATATTTTCAAAAGTATATGCGGTCGATAATAGTATTGAATGGACTAATTTCAATAAAAATTTTAATAAAGATGCTACAAATATAGAGTATGTAATGTTAGATATATATAAAGATAGTTGGGAAATATTACCAGAGGATATAGAAGTGTCATTTATAGATGCTGACCATTCTTATAATGGTTGCAAAAGTGATATATTTAATTCAATAAAACATTTTAACAATTTACAATATATTATTTTTGATGATTATGGTGTTTGGTCAGGTGTGAAACAAATTATAGATGAATTGCTACAAAATAAAACATTAATATTTGAAAGATTTATAGGAATAAATGATGTTCCAGGTCCAAATGGAATTGTAAAAAATGTAAATGAAGGAATTATTTGTAGTATAAATAAATAATAATTCAAATAAAATATATAAACAATCCCTATTTTAGACTCGCATACTTTTTGTATTGGTTGTCAAGACGGAACCTATCACTTCAGTTTTGACAACGTTTTTTACTTTGGTATAGATCACTTCTACATAACTAGTGGAGGCATATTTTGCCGTATTTTTTTTGCAAAGACATGCACCCGCAACAATGATTTTGTGTAATTCTTTTTTATTTGCCATGTCATGATCTTTCAATGATGCAACAACATGACAACTGGGAACATCTTGTAAATGAAACCACATATCATTCTCATCGGCGGCATCCAATACGGCAAAATTGTCTGCACTATTCTTGCCAATATAAAAGGTAATTTCATGGTTTCCTATTTGTTGAATTTCGGTTTTCATTTGCTTTTTGCTTGTTGCTTGTTGCTTATAAAAGGGAAAAGGGAAAAGCAAAAAGAAAATCAATTTTTATCAAAAATAGAAATATAGAATATAAAATAATGATGCAGTAATGTATAATATGCATCATTATTTTTTCGATTTCTTGGTTGCATGTAGAGACACCATAGAACAATTTTTACACATCTTGTTGGTGCGATTCAACGTGATTGAATGCACAGATTCAGCACATCAAACACTAGATATATGTGATATTTGCGATAATGCCGATTGTCGTATCTACGAACAAGAGAAAAAAAGAGTTGTTCCTTTGTATCCCTAATTTCAAGCAGACAATACTATTCCCTTGGTCGTCTTCTTTTTCTTCTTGGGTATAGGCACGGGCCCTGCAGAATGAAAGTCATGGATAGTTGTATGATGCATGTTATCATGACAAGTAGAACATATAGATACCAAATTTGCCGCATGATTTTTATGAAACAAAGAGGAGCCGTCTGCACTATGAATGATTCCCTGATCATCTGCTACACGTTGATGTTGCAAATGATGAACCTCTGTTCCCATTTTCTCTCCACATACTTCACACAATCCAACCAATTTTTTGCGATTGTAATGAGATGTTTTGAGAGAAAGGATGCTTGTTTCTTCTGCTTTTCCATTGGAAAGACTTGCAGATCCTGCAGATCCTGGAGAACAGAAATACTTGATTCGCAATGCATTTGCATCTTCCAAAAAATCATCCGGTAATTTCAAATACTTGGCTACTTCTAATCCATACAATCGGGACCCGGATCCTTCTTTCAAGACGCGATTATAGACCAACATGTCTTTCTCTCGATCATATTCCACTTCTAAATGTTGTATTTTGACTGCGACCATTTCTTTGATTTCCTCATACTCTACAATTTCATGCATATGGGTTGCAAAGACAAAACTACTTTGTTTGGCATACAAATTTCGCAAGGCAGCCACAAAAATACTGATTCCCGAGGTGGTTTCACTACCCGAGGCTATTTCGTCCCCTAAAATAATACTTCTCTCATCTGCCATCTTTAGAATGGTGCGCAATTCTGTCATTTCCACTGCAAAGGTAGAGAGACCTTTGAATAAATTGTCATTGTTGAGTATACGTGTAAAAATATGTTTGTATGGATAATAGACAAACGAACTTGCAGGCACATACATTCCAGCTTGAGCCATAATTATACCAATTCCAATGGATTTGATGAGACTTGTTTTGCCGACCATATTCACGCCGTATAATAAAATACCCTTTTGTTCTTGACTACCGAGAGAAAGGTCATTGGCGACATACAATTCATGATGTTGTATTCTCTCAATCAATGGATGTCGTATTTGCTTGGCATCTACAAAAGACTTTTCCTTTTCGGTTCCCCTTTTGCTTATTACAGGTTTGCAATAATGACATGTTTTTGCCAAGGTTGCTTTCGCATAGACCAAATCCAAAAGAGTAATATATTCTATAATCGTTTCCAAATCTGCTTGATGGTCTTGAAATCGTTCCAAAATGTTGAAATACACTTTTCCAATAATGTCTTTCAACGCGATTTTAATAGCACTGATATTGCTACATAATTCTGCAATTTGTGGACTAGTGATGCTTTCATTGCTTGCAGATTGATGATGAAACGCCAGATTCATACTGGGATCAATCGCCTTTTTGAGAATTTCACATCGCCGTTTTGTGCTGATAATACTGATGCTGTTTTTCTCGGTTTCATGCAATTTGACGTAATCATTTGCAGAAGAACCAGTTCCCGTTTTTTTGGACGCAGTAGTTTTTCTCTCTTTTTCATATTTGGAAAGGACGTTATTAAAATCGTGTATAATGGTATTCAATTTTTGCAAGGAGGATTCATACAAGGAAATCTTTTCATCCAATTCTGCATCCACACCTGGCAATATAAAATTGGTTTCAAATTGAGAGAAATGATCAATGGATTGACAACTTTGCATATCCAATTGAGATTCTAAAAACCCAATCAATTTATCACAAAAAAGAGGAATGTTTTCGTATGAGGGGATACGTTTCTTCAAATAGGTTTCAAACAATCTATTCTTTTCCTTTTTGTCCGACGAGAGAGTTACAGATATTTCTCTCACTATTCGCAGATTCTGATGAATTTGACCGAGTGATTTGGGACTGATTCTCTTCATGACAGACAATCTATGCAACTTGGAAATGTCTTTCATGGATAACAATGCAGGTTTGAATAATGGATGATATTCTTCGTAATGGGAGAGAACATGTTCAATGATATCATATTCTTCTTGCAAATACTCTATATTTGTAGTGGGATGTAAAAGATGGTAAGAGAACTTGCGTCTGCCCATGGGGGTCAAACAAATATTCAACATTCTCTCGACGGATGAATATTTCCCTTTGGATTCTGATGCAGAACCAATGATATTGAGCTGTTTGAGAGAATGGTTGGCCAAGAGTAAGCGTTCGGAGCAGTTTTCAAATATGGGTTCTTTGATTTTACGGACCAAATAGGGATTGTGTTGATGAATAAAATCCAGCAAGAAACAGAGACTTTGTAGAGCGATAGTGTGTTGATAATAATTTTGCTGTTGTTCTATATGGTCTATTCCGAAAAACCTTTGCAAAATAGAAGATTGATACGTCTGCTTTTGGCTATTGATTGCCCTAGTTTTCATATCTGTTTCTTTTTCTTTTTCTTTTTTCTCTCGATCTTCCCCTTTCTTCTCTTTGGAATCGTTTGTCTCGAGAGAAATCATATGAATAGACTTGCATTCTATATTGGCAAAACTAATGACATCTTCATTCTCTTCGAGAGAAAGACTGGAAATCAAAATGACTTCACTTGGATGATAAATACTGACAAATCTCTCTAATTCATCGTAGGTTGTAGGTGATTTTACGTAATCAGTATGATATTCAAAGAGAGAACATTCCCCAGTATAAATATTGATATTCGACATTCCTACATGCAATTGCTTCTTTTTTAATAACATAGAATGGGTTAATTCCAGCCAAATACAAATAGTATTGTTGGTCATTTGCTGATTGTCTTCTGCAAAATAGGTTCCTGGAGAGAAAATACCAAAGAGGGATCGTGTTGTTTTGTCGTGTTCTTCTTGTTTGTAAACGACTGCAGTATATCCTTCTTCTTGCAGTCGTTTCAAATATTTGTCTAGCATATAATGAGAGAAACCGGCCATCATGACAGGGACGCCTTCTATTTCCATATTTTTGTTGGCAAGATTCAAATCACATATTCGGCAAAACTCGGTAATTTGACTGCCTATTATTGTTTCGGATGATTTGTCTTGTAGACCATAGACTTCAAAAAAAGCTCCTACTTGGTACAACAAAATAGTTCTCTCTCCATATTCATTTTTATAATTCTGCGTGAGTCTGAAATATTCCTTCACTAATGCCATGTGATTTATTTGGTTTAGATTCAACTGAATAATATTATTACCAAGTATGACTTTAATATGATTTTATAATATGATTTGTTCTGGTAATGTTTCTCTCTTTCGAATACGTGTAGGAGTTTTTACATATTTCTCTCTATTTCCATCTTCTTGGTTACAATAAATACAATAAATATTAAATTTATTATAACGAATTTATATATATATACCATACAATTTATACATGTCCACATTTACTATTACAACATCAGGACCAGGTGGTTCCTATACACTTACTTATTTGATTAGTGGATCCAATGTGGGTGTGAATAGTGTTGTATTCAGTGGATTTACAAGTGTTATCATACCTCAATCAGTAACTAATCTTGGAACAACATACAATGTGACATCAATAAATACTAATGCATTTCTAAATAGTGTTTTGACAAGTGTTAGTGTTCCATTGACTATTACAACTTTAGGTGATAGTGTATTTGAAGGATGTTCTGCTTTGACAAGTGCTACTTTTGCTCTTCCATCCAGTCTTACAACATTAGGTATTAAAGTATTTCGAACATGTACTGCTTTGACAAGTATTACTCTTCCATCCAGTCTTACAACTTTAAATAGTGAAGCATTTTATGCATGTACTGCTTTGACCAATGTTACTCTTCCATCCAGTTTGACAAGTATAGATAATATTGCATTTCAAGCATGTACTGCTTTGACAACTATTTCTCTTCCTTCGACTCTTACAACTTTAAATCAAGGTGTATTTTTTGGATGTTCTAGTTTGACAAGTATTTCTCTTCCATCGAGTCTTACAAATCTAGGTTTTGAAGTATTTAAAGGATGTAGTGCTTTAACCAATGCGTATATGCTTTGTCCTTATACATCATTTTTTGATACAACTGCTTTTAATAATATAAATGCCAATAGTTCTCTTTATTACAATAGTTCTTCTCCCCAATTTAGCAATTATTTTGGAAGTTCTTTTCTAAATTATATTCCTTATACACTTATTCCTACTTCTAGTGTTGCATATAGTAAAAATTATACAAATCTTACAACTATTACGATGACATTTCCTCTAGTCATTACTAATCCTGCAGGAAGTATTACTTATACTATTAACAATCCAAATGGATCACAATATGCACAATTTTCTGGATCGAATAGAACCAGTTATACTTTTACCAATTTACTTTCCAATAATGTTTATTCTTTTAGTATGGTTGTTTCTCTCAATCCTACTATTCAAACAATACCACTTGTATTTTCAACCTCAATAACCCTTCTCAATTCTACCAATCCTAGTCCGTTGATTCTCTTTTATCCTGGAACCATCACTCTGAATTATTATGGAAATATTGCAGATCAATATCAACTGATTAACAATCTAGGACAAGTGGTTTCCTCTACCTTTTCCTTCAATTCCACTAATCAAACCATCACCTTCAATGTCATTATTCAATATGGAGGCAACAACATTCTCTCTTTTTACGATACTACCTTGAACAAACTCATTGGAACCTTTTCCATTGAAACCTCCGGTATTTGTTTCAAGGAAGGTACCAAAATCCTGTGTCATCTAGACAAGCGAGAGAAATATGTTCCCATTGAAGAGATTCAGGAAGATATGCTTGTCAAAGTGTATACAGGCAAACACAAGAAACCAGAATACAAAAGAGCGTCCGCCATTGTCAAAAGCCAACTGATCAATACCCCCGTGACCACCATCAACAAGTTGTATCGTCTCTCCAAATCGGTTTGTCCGCAATTGATCGAGGATTTGTATGTGACAGGATCTCATGCCTTGTTACATGATCAGCTTACGGAAGAACAGCACGAGAAAATGACTCACTTGGCTGATTTTTACAATACCTATACGATCCGATTGGAAAACGAAGAAGCCATGTCAGAAGAACAGAGAGAAACCCTGAAAAGCATGATGCATTCTTACAATGATTATCAAATCACGCACCTGGACAAATTCAAATTGATTGCGTATTACAACGAAGATTTTGAAGAAGTGAATATAGAAAAGGTATTCAATATCTATCATATCGTGCTAGAAAATGTCAACAAGTATGATAGTTATGGTATTTATGCGAATGGTATCCTGGCTGAATCCACCTCGGAAGCGAGCTTAGAAAGATTTCCTCATTATGAACGCATCAATATCCTTGCAAAAAAAGTGAGAGAAGACATTCCTTACATAGAAAAAAGAATGCAAAAGTATTTTCAAGAAAAAACAAGCAAAAAAATAATGGATACCATGTTTGCAATCGAGGACCAAACAATCCAACAAATAGAAAACAAAGTGAATCATACTAGCAAAAGAAGAAAAACAATTTATAAAAATAGAACCTATAAAAAATTATCATCTTCAATTATTCATATCAAATAAGTATTGTATAATATGTAACAGGATCTTTTCAAGATGCTTCTTTATTACCTGATATAGCTGTCCAAAGGTATTTTTTTCAAGCAAATGGCTAAATATTCATGCACATTATCATAGTCTTTGTAATAGGATTGATTGTATTCATCTTGACATTGATTGACTTTTCCTTTGCATTTTTGGATAATCTTGTTTTTGGGAATGTTCAAGGCATCCTTGACCCATTTTTTGAAATTCTCAAATTGGAAACCACTCAATACGCGAAGCTGTATATTGCCATCATATATTTTTTTCAACTCTTCATCGGATTCAAGTATTTCTTTTACTTGCGCATATCCGTGCTTGCACAATTTTGTCTTCATTTTTTCTGACAATTTTTCTCTCTTTCCTGATCCGGATTGTTTGGATTGTTTGGAACGCATCGTTTTGTTTTTGGAACGCTTTTGTTTGTTGGATGTTTTTTTCATGGTTTTCATCATTGCCGTTTATTATATATTTATTTTATATAATAAAATATTCAAATGTGTAAAAATAGATAATAAAAATCACATATTTCTCTCTCTTTTTCATGGACGATAGGCAATAAATTGATCATCAGGGAGTCCAATGCCTAAACTCATTATTTTTCTTTTCCAATAAATAAATGTCTCTCTACTCATCCATCCCAATGTATAATGAATCCATTTCAACAGAATCAGCATCCAAGAAGCATATACGGGTAAATTCAATTTCAGATTGTGTTCATACAATACATCTTCTTTGAACTTTTCATTGTATATGGATATTTCACATGCCAATCCCATTTCTTCGTTTCGATACATGATTTTGAATCCATAGACTATTTTGTTGTTGTGATTCAATCTCCACACTATACGTTTGAATTTATTTTTACGGACATTTAAAAAATGTGACAAAATGGACATCATGGATGCAGTATTATCAGTAAATATATCTATGTCAATGTCACTGCTTCCTGGAAAATAATCCGATTTTCGCATAAAACTACCATAAAAATACAAGGGTGTTTGCAAATAAAAAGACATTTCATGAAAAAAAGATTGAAAAGTTTCTGGTAATTTGCTATTCATGTATCATATATTATAGAGAGAAATATAATATGTAAATAAGTAATTGATTTTTGGATCAACCTTTTTTCAAAAGGTTGAATCATTCAAAAAATTATGAATAATGACATCTTTGTTGTAATTGACTACATCCCCTGCTAAATATGCAGATTCATAAATCTTTCTTAATACATCACTAGGAGCACTGGTTCCCGTTTTAATCAATCCGTGTTCTTTTAAATACTTTTTCACTTCATTGATCGGTTTTTTTTTCAATTCTTTGTGAGCATGAATAATTTTTTTACGGGTTTCGTTGTTTTTAATAAGAACAGATACTTTTCGTTGAATTTTTGATTTTCCAAGAGTATATTTACGTTTGATAGTTTTTTTGATTATTTTTTTTCTAGGAGGTGTATTTAATATGTCTGTATGATTGGATTCGGATGATTGATTTCCAGTAGTTTTCGGTTCTTCCATTTGCAAAGTAACATGTTGTTTTATAGGAGTAGATATAGATGAAATAGAAACAGATGGACTAGAAATAGAGGATATTGTTGGTTCAGGGTCAGTCGCAGACATAGGAGGCAAAGGCAAAGAAAAGACAGAATGTTGATATTCGGCTCTTTCTTTCTCTCTATTTTCTTCATGTTGTTTCAGTTTTTGTTTCAACATTTGCAATTTTTGTTCTCTTTCATTGGCAAGAGAGGGTGATTTATTTAAATGCAAGGATGAATGTTGGAATGTATTTTGGGACGGAATAGGTGAAGATTCAGGTTCCGGAAAATAATTTTTTTTGGTTTTTTGCCAACTCTTATAAGTAGGTTTGATTCCATTTTTTAAACACCCATAAGGAACATTGTTATCTATATTGTATTTCAAGTTCATGGATAGTCCAGCAGAGGGAACCATATTTTCTCTCGGCATAGAAAACATGGATGTCGGTTTTTGAGGAATCAATTCCTCTGGCAATTCCAATTGAACATCAGGATACATGTGTGAATCAAAAGACAAAGGAGATGGATTTGGATTTGCCTTTAATGTTTTTCTCGCCAAAAGTTCTCTATTTTTCTGCTGTTTTTTTTCATAAGTCTTTCTCTCAGTATCCTCTTTATATTTTCTAGACAAGGAAGACAAATAATTGACTGAATCGTTGAATTCATCTGTAAAATCAACGTCTTCCTTTGTATACTGAGATTGCATGGATTGCATGGATTGCATGGATTGCATGGATTGCATGGATTGATTCAAAGGCAAAGGCAAAGGCTTCTGTTGTTTGTTGTTTTCCTTTCCTTTGTGTTCCTTGATTCGATTAATCAATTCTTTTTTTAAAGAATTGGGTTTAATAATAGAAGGAATAATTGCTTTTCTCTCTTTTTTGGAAGTTTTATTGTGATTCGATGATCCGCTTAAATGAAACAATTCTGGATTAATCTGTATTGTTTTTTTCAAAGTATTATTATTGCTATTATTGATCATTTATGAGTAAGATATAGTAATATATTGTAGTATAGCATAATAAAAAGATTTTTTTTACACGCATTCATCAATCAAAAAAAAGCAAAAAAAAGGCAAAAAAATCAATTATACATCATATTCCATGTTTCTTTTCTCTCAAAATCATGTTTCCTTTTCTTTACTTCCTCATTGTTCAAAAACATTTGAAATCCTTTTTCCAA